CCAGTCCCGCCCCGCCGAAGTGCCAGTCCCGCCCCGCCGAAGTGCCAGCTCCGGCGGGGCGCCTTTTTTTACATCATCACGACCACACGGCCGGCGTCGATATCATCCTTCAGGGCCGCCTCCAGATATGCCTTGATGGTCTTGCGGGCATCCAGCTTCCACATACCTCCGTCAGCCTCCGTGAAGGTAATGCCCCGCTCATCAATACGGATCAGGAACAGTCCCTCCGGCTGATCCACCTCTTGGAAGGTACGGTAAGGCCGCAACTTCACCAGCGGACGGATGGTGCTGTTCTGCTGGAGCGAAACGCCCTTGTTGGTCACGACGGTGGTGGCTATGCCGGTGTCGTTGTAGGTGACCTTTGCACCGCAGGTGATCTGACTCAGCAGCGTCAGGGCATAGCCCCTGTCACCGCCGTCCTGAAAGCGCGTCTGCAAAGCGACCGCCGCCCTGTCAAAGGGCATCTTCACTTCGCCGTCCCAGCCGGGCACGTCCTTGGCGGCCGCCTCGTAGTAGAAAATGCGATCCTCCCGCAGGTCGCGCTGGGGGTGGCCGAAGCACGTCACCGTCATGTGATCCTTCACGGACAGGTAGAGCTTGTCCGGACGATCTGCGCAGGTGCCTTCCGTCTTGACCATCTGCACCAGCGCGTCCAGACTGTTCAGGGACAGGCAGCTCTGATAGACTGCCTCCGGGATGATCTCCTGTGCTTCGCCATCCTTGTTTACGGCGTAGGTGCGGTTATCCACATCCAGAATGATCGGCTTTGCCAGTTCTTCGATTTTCTCAATTGCTTCCTTCAGCATGGTATGTCTCCTTTCTTTTTTAGCCGCAGTTTACAAGTCTCAGGTGTGCCGGTGCTTCCTGCTCCGAGCCGTCAACAGCAATCTGGCCGGGGATCTGCGGGGCCATCTCAATGACCGTGTCCTTGTCGGCGGCATAGAGCATGGTGGTCGCGGGGTGCGTGGGGGCCAGCGTAGACTTCACGGCGCAGTTGACCACGATGTTCTGGCGGCTGTCATCGGGACAAAGCTCCAGCGTGATCGTCACCTTGCGCTTGGCCTTGGCAGATGTGTTGGGGTCGAGGATGTTCTCGATCAGGCGCGGCATCTCATAATCCACGCGCTCCTGAAAGGCTCCGCGGCACATCTGCATGATGGATCTCTGGGATTCTTCTCGTGTGGTGTTCATACGTCCTCCTTTTTCTCAGCCGCCAACAGGCGGCGTTTTTTTCTTGCATACGCATTGTCGGCGGCACAAAGGCCCGGATTCCTCCGCCTACGCTCTTTGGCGTAGGCGGCACGCGCCTCCCTGTGCGCCGCGTTGTACCGGCGGCAGCGTTCACGGTTGTCACGGTTTCGGTCTTTCTCCCGGCGGCGCTCCTCGGTTTTCCCGTCATACCACCCCTTGTATTTGTAGCTGGCCTGATAGCAGGTCGTGGAGCAGTAGTAGGTGGTGGCCTGCCGTTTCCCGTCTCGCGGTACCTGACGTACCCACGGCGTATCCGCCGTTGTGGTGAAGCTCTTACCGCAGATGCCGCAGGTGCGGAACAGAGTCAGCCGCTTGTCCACGACATTCCGCTTTACGCTCATCCCGACACCTCCCCCATCAGGTCGAACAGGGAAATGTTCATGTCCTCCCGCTCGAACTCCTGCAGGTAGCCCACAGCATCCCGGAAATACCCACTGTTCAACTCACAGGCAAGGCCCTTCCGCCCCGCCTTGACTGCTTCCAGCGGTACCGTGCCGATTCCACCAAATGGGTCATATACAAGGTCGCCGGGATTGCTGTAGCGGTTGATACAGCGGTCTACAATGTCCAGCTGAAGGGGGCAGACATGGAGCTGCTGGCGGCGCTGACTCTGGGTGGTGTTCAAGGTACGCATCCGGTTGATATCGTCCCACACCTCATCCGTCCAGCTTCCGGGGGCCACCACCATGAAGGTGGCGGGCAGCTTTCCGTTTTCGTCCAGTTCCTTTGCCATGCGGACGTGTTCGGCGTAGTCATACACCGTGCCGCGGCTGTACTTGCGGTAGGCTGCCTGGATCTTTCCGGTGTCCATGGACATGATCTCCTCCTTCGTCACCAGCCGGTCGCCGGAGGAGCGCCAGTACCCGTGGGCGTCTATCTGCCACTGGGCGCGGGTATATTCCTCTTTGGTCTTATGTACCGGCTCGTCGGCGTAGGCCTTGCTCCGGTCAGTGGGCAGCTTTCGGAACAAGAGGATGTATTCCGGACAGCCTACGCCCATCTTGGAGCCGTCCTTGCACTGCTCCGTCCAGCCCAGTCGGTACGTCTGGTTGTTCTCCCGCACCACATCCGTGACCACGGTGATCATGCCGAAATAGGCAAAACCGTGTTGCATATAGTGCCGGATGCACATGGCGTGGAATGGCTCCATGGTGGGCATTCCCATGCCGGTGGCGTTGCCGAACAGTACCCGATCCTTGACGTGGCAGCAGAACACGCGACCCGGTTTCAGCACCCGCAGCAGGTTGGGGCTGAGATAGTCCATCTGCTCAAAGAACCGACGGGTATCCTCGTTGTGGCCGAAATCGTTATAGCTGGGGGTGTATTCATAATGGTTGGAAAACGGGATGGAGGTCAGGATCATGTCCACGCTGTTTTCGGCCATCCTTGCCGTTTCCTCCACGCAGTCGTTATTCACCAGCGTGTAATTTTTGCCTTTCACTTCCACGCGCTCCACTCCTATGCTTCTGGCCATGCGCTCCGTCTGGGTGGAACCGCTCAGGCCGTATTTCTGCACGATCTCCCGCATCTTGCCTTGCAGGTACTCGTGCTGCTTCCACTTCTCCATCAGCACACGGTAAATGGGGTCTTCCGCCGCCGTGTAAATAATGTCGATCACCACCTGCTCCGTCTGGAGAAAGCGGTAGATTCGGTGTACCGCCTGAATGAAATCGTTGAACTCGTAGTCAATGCCGATGAAAATTGCCCTGTGGCAATGACGCTGGAAATTGCATCCGCTGCCGCTCAGGCACTTTTTGGTGGTAAACAGGCGGCAGCGGCCCTCTGAGAAGTCGATGACCCGCTTTTCCCGTTCGGCATAGTCCATGCTGCCGTAGATATCCACGGTGTCCGGCAGAGCCTTGCAGATGGCGTGCCGCTCCGCCTCCAGATCGTGCCACAGGATGAAATGCGCCTCCGGATCACTGTCCACGATCTCCTTCGCCACGGCCACGCGGGCGTCAATACTCTCCCGCTTCTCCCGCGACGCTTCCGTCAGCGATACCGCCGCGTCATGCATCAGCTTGAATTGGCCGTCCCGATCTGTGTCCTCGCCGTACCGGCCCCGCACGATATGCGTCCGAACATCCAGCGGCGGCAGCGCATAGCCGGTATCGTCATAGCCCAGATCAGAGGGTTTTCCGATAAACAGCGCCCAGCTGGACACCCACAGCCAGAACTCATCCTCCTTGTGGGGGTACAGTGTCAGGTTGTTGGCCTTGGTGCTGTCCCGCTGGAAAAATCGCGTCAGAGCCTGTCCCGTGTCCATGATCTCCAGATACCCGGCGTAGTGGATCAGCTCCTTGTACCGGTTGGGCGACGGTGTCGCCGTGGATACCAGCTTGTACTTCACGCCCTGAAATTTCGGCAGGAATGTCTGGTAGGTCTTGCTGCCAAAGGAGCGCAGAACCGATGCCTCATCCAGCGCCACGGCCGTGAACCGCGTGGGGTCAATGTCCCCATCCCGCACCCGTTCATAGTTGGTCATCAAGATATCTCCGGCGGCGCTGTCTGCCTCCGCCATGGTGGTGATGTACTCCGGCGCTGCGTAATGCAGCAGCTCCACCGCGTCCCGGGTGAACTCCTGCCGAACACCCAGCGGCAGCACGATCAGGGCCTTGCCGCCTTCATGGCGCACCGCCTGATGGCAGAACTCCAGCTCCTGCACAGTCTTGCCGAGGCCGAAGCTCTCAAACAGCGCCCGCCTGCCGCCTCGCAGCGCCCACACAACAGCATCCCGCTGGTGCGGCTTCAGCGCCGGGTTGATCTCCTCCGGCGGCAGTGTGAAGCCCGTTGCGCTGGCCAGCACGATCTTGGAGCGCAGAAATTCGAGATAGCTCTCCATTACCGATGGTCCTCCAGCTTGTCCACCAGCCGAAGGATGCTGGTCGCCAGCCACGCCGCGCCGACGTAGGTAAGTATCCATGTGAATGTCACAGCTTGTCCCTCCTCGGCGGGG